CTCTGCATAAAGTTAGAGACCGTTAGGTCTTTTGTGGTCAGCGCCTAAGCGTTGTCCGCTCTTTCGAGGGGATTAAGCAGAGGGACTGTATTGATCACACCATTGTGGTGTGGATCGTCTGGTCACTTTGCATTTCGTATTAACATCGGAAGCGATTTTAAATCGCGACCCCGATGACGTCGTCTGATAAAACATCTTAGGCCGTTGAGGCTTCAGATTGTGCATCAGATTTCGGCATCGTAGCTTCGTTTTACCTCTTATCTCGACTGACCGTTGAGATAAGGATGTATAATGGAAGCTGCTATGTTTATACGCCCCGAAGGTTGGTCTGTCCACGTGCCAATACGTATCGAACTCATCATCGCTGATGGGTCCTATGTGTTTGGTTTTGTGTCCAATCCAACTCTCGAACAGCTTATCCAGCACTTTGGGCATAAACCCTTGGTGTAAGATAAACCATCTGTTCAGCCTGTTTCTAATACTAAAGACATCGGTTAATTTATTAACCGGTGCTCGTAGGTAAACAGGCCTCACGTTACAACCGCGTACGTAATCTGCACCGCACGACTCTTTAGTCGTGCCGGAGATGAAGGACTTCTCAGTATTCACTGAGAAGCCTAGAGTCTCCAGCAGGTTTATTGTACGAACGGCACTCATTTCAGGCACTATAATATCATCACCGAAGGTGGATATAAGGTGCCGAGTGTCGTTTCCAAAACTTCTTTCTGTGCACGCTTTCGCACACGCAAAGAAGATCAAGGACTCAAGGGTGAAGGTATAACCATTGCCCATCGATGATATCTTTCGATATCTAATACGTTCGCCACTGGGGAAAACCCCAAATGGAGATCGTATATCGAGTAGGTAGTTATACCAATCCTTCGGTAGCAGCATTTTCACTACAGCCGTGCTCACTAAATCACTAGCAGATGCTAGATCAATAGTAGCAGGGCGTATGTGTGGTGCCTCTACCGAACCTCTTCTGGCCATTTCCCTATTACGGGTCTGGTCATTTAGGTCGAGTCCCCAACGTTTAAGGCGTTTTCGCATTACTGCGTCAACACCCAGTTGGAGCATGATGTTGCCGGTGGGCTCTATAGCAATAGGGCGCACTTTAGTGGCATCTTTTGGTACGGTGGTTATCTTATTGTCGTCGCATGTCACAATGATAGTGTCATAGAACGTCGGCCAATTGATAATCTGCCACGGTCGAAGGTCGTATCTTTCACGATACGATTCTTCTAAGTAGCTGATCCATCGTTGGTCGCAAGCAATAAGCTTAACCAAGTGTGGTTTGGCTCGGGTACTACAGGTATAAGGCCATTCTTCATACTTAAAGTATGAAGACTGTCTCCTTTTGCTGTGAGTAGTCGAGCTACCAGGTCCATGTCTGCAGTCGATATGCGATGATATAGTTTCAGGGCATTTACCGAGAATAGAATGAATTAAATGCTTAACCCTTTGCAGGGTAGCACTATCCATGTCTATTCTATGTCGGCGTTTAACAAACGCTTGACAAGCTAGCTCATTCTCCTTCACCTTTTTAAAGGCGTCGGCAATGTGTTCGCTCGGTTGGGTGCCCTCGCTATACTTTCGCAATACACTGACAACAAGCAACTGCGCCGCAATGTGCGACGTAGGTGCTTCACTACGACCGATACTCTGTAGGCCGTAACTTGAAGACAGATCTAAATAACTGCTCATGCTTTGAGTCCGAATAATCGGACGTAGCACTTGCAGCAGATCTGGCTCGAGTTGTGGTGCAAGAGCCTCGACGAGGCTCGATAGAATCTTCCATTGTGAAGATCCGGCCCGGACTGCTATGTTAGCAGTATGGGGTTGGGAACGACGTGATCGTTTTGGTTTTGTCATAGTAGTTCTTTACAGGACTAGTATGCAGGCCAACGTACTTGCGTAAGTAATACTAGTATTACTGACTGCTATCTCCTCCTATTGAAACGGCGGCGCCTTTGGCGACGACGAATAATACGAATGATAGTAAGTACGAGCTCACAAACTACCGTTATTGTATTCATATGAATGAAGACAATATGCAAGTAACAGCTTAATGAAAGCTGTTACATGCTACGGTTGATTGCGAGATCACGGACGTCCAGGCCGTCGACTGCTTCAGTACCCAAAAGGGCCTGATGCTGGTTAACGGCTTCGACAACAGCGCTTTCCATGCCCACAGGCACAGAGATCACGGTTGTAATGATAATGCTGTCTGCAACATCTTCTCCGACACCGTTCTGGAAGCTTCCTTCAACGGAAGATTTCAGCGTGACTTTACCTCTTCCGAGGGAAGAGCCACGTACGACGGGATCGTTAACGAAGACGACTACGCTTTGCTCATCCACCGTTTTGGTGATATCAGTAGGCAAGTCGACCTCCTGGGCACGATAAGTGCTTCGGGTTTCGTTATGACGATGTTGAAGCAAAGAGAGCTTAGTAGCTCCCACTGCATTAGTGTAGTCAATAATGTATGACTGTTCCATGGTATTTACCTTTTCTATTAGATGCGTATGTCCTGCCTCGAAGATTTCGAGGTGAAGGAATACAGCAGAGCTAGGATGTCTATCATCTTAGCCGCCGTGAGACGATTGTTCCACGTAGGCAGCGATGGTAGATCAGGATTTGCTAATCGAGTAGTTGTACGGACATAATCCATATAGTCACCCGATACACTCGCCTCTATAGTATGGTCAAAATCACCAGGGGATGCTCCCCCGGGATTCTCGACACCCGGTCCGATATCACTAAAAGAAGTGACTTCGTCCCGAATAGTAACGAACGAACCTTGGATAGCTGTCGTAAACGACGGGCTCCAAGCATTTATGAACTTCGATGTATTAAATACAAAGTCGATCACAAACGAGTACGGAACTAATTCCCAAGCAGTGCCAAACAAGTCGGTTAAACCGAATGTGTCCGCCACGCCACGGGATGTAGGTCCGTAGTTCTGAACGATTACTCCAGCTCGGCAACTGACAGCCTGAGTCTTTGTGTGCCTATAGCGTATGCTATAGTCCCACGAAGAACTCTGGGTTGTCCAGACGCCTGACTGGGCATTGGTGTCCTCACCTGTAGCATAACCGTAATAGGTTGTATAACGACTCTTACCGATTTCTTGGTATGCATTTCGCAATGATGCCAAGTCATGAAGTAAGGGTCTCAACCCGTAACGGAACTGTAACCAACGGTTGGCCGCCTCACTTGCTGTGAGGAGGTTGGCCCGAAGTTTACGTTTGATCTGAACACCTTGTCGCATATAATATGCGATGTCAGTGCACAGACCTTTGATCAGCGATTGGGTTTTCCTGGCTTCCGCCAGGGTGACCAAGAGCTGAGCTTCAGATGAGTTAATATTAGCATGTGCATCAGTAACAGCCAGGTCGATAAGAGTATCGACGTCAACTGAAGGGTCAGCGGGAAG